GCCCATCTCCCGGCAGATCGGGCCGACCGTGTAAACGGACGGATTTTTGATGTCGCCGCGAAAGAACTGGGAGACGGTGCCGACGGAAAGGTCGGTATTTTCGGCGACGTCCTGGTTTGTTTTGTGCGGAGTGATCGTCTGCTTCTGCTCACGGCATAAATCAGATAATTTTTCATTCAAAACATGTCATTCCCCCCAAAAAAGCAAGACGTCTGACTGCAAAAAGCAACTGTAATATCTTTACAAGTCTACCGTGGACAGGCTATCCTAAAGTTACAGACGGCTCCCGGTCGCCTGCGCAAGCAAAAGCCCGCGCCGTTGTTCGGCCAGCGGCGCGGGCGACATCTCAAAAACCAAGCGCGTACATGAGGCCGGGGATGACGCGGACGAACAGGAAGCAGCCAGCACAAAGCGCAAGGGCAATGACGATGATAACTTTCCGGACTCTGCGGGGACCAGCGACGGCGGACTCGTATTCCTCAGGCGTCATGCCATCCGTGTACTCATCGTAGAGCGGGCGCCCGGCGTCGTCTGTGAACTTGTTATCATAGATTCGGCAAAAATCAACCAGCGTGCCAATGCCCCAAAAGCCGAGCGTAAAGAGCCAAAGAAGCCCCGTCCAGATCTTGCCGACATAAAACCGATGTGCACCAAAGCCGCCGAGGAAGATACAGAGCAGCAGCGCAGTCGAGCGCTTCTTCTGCGCGGGCTGGCGGGGCTCCCGCGCGCGGGACTCGGCCTTCGCCTGGTCGCGGATGTAATTCACGGTCCCGCAGCCGCAGTACGGGCAGATCAAAGCCTCATCGTCGATCTCCTTGCCACATTTGTTACAGTACATAAAACCTCCTACGGGTCACAATCCTTGCACGGCGTGTACAGCGCGGCGGCCTCTTCACGCGAGCCGGTGAAGCTGCCGCGGTTCTCGGGGTTCATCTGGTCGACGTGCGAGCAGCCGGGAAGATGGAAAACGCCGCTGGACTTGTTGTAGATATACGTGTGGATGCTGTCGCCGGTCGCACCGGAGATGGCCGGAGCCTCTGCGGGAAGCGTGCCAGGGAGGAACGAAACAAAATCGCCGACGATCGGCTCCAGAGGCTCCACATCAAGCGGGTCACCGCCGATGCTGGCGTAATACTCGGCCTGCGCCTCGGCCTGTTCCGCGTCTGTATATTCCGCGCTGCCGGTAAAGGCCGGATCCGCGGCGGGGAGCACAGCGGCGTCGGCCGCCGCGCGAAGCTCTGCGGGCGAAGATTTGTAAGAGCAGGCGGCGGAGATCGTGTCCGCCAGACGGAGCAGCCCGACCCAGCCGACAAAGGCCAGCACACAGCAGACCAGCACAAGCAGAACCCTGCGCCATGTCTGTTTCATGGCAAAACCTCCAGTTTGATATGTAAATTTTTGTAGACTCTCATAATTGTAAATATCGAACGTATGTTCTAATATAATCATGCGAGTCAGGGAAAGGAACCTACAAATATTGTAAGCCACCGCCGAGGAAAGCACAACCGGGAAAATGAACAAAAAATGAACGGTCTTTTTGTGGAAGAATGGGGGAACGGATAGAATGACGCGAAGTTTTTACCTGCAGGACATCCGCCGCATGCTGCGGCTTGCGACAACGGAACAACTCGATCTGGTCTGGCGCTTCCTGCGCGGACTGGTCGCATAGAGAAAAAAGAGCCGAGGGCGGTCATCCGTCCTCGGCCATTTTTTTTGCGATCTCGGCGAGCAGCTGCCATTCGTCAACGCTGAGCTTGCTGATGATCGATACAAACCGCTTGCGCGGCGAGTCGTCCGGGTCGTGCATGACGACGCCCATGAACTCGGCGATCTCCTGATTCCGCGTCAGCTTCTGTTTCATCTCGCCCTCACCAGTGCGGAGCCAGTCCTCATTCACGTTAAACTCCCGGCAGATCAGTTTGATGAACGGCTCATTGGGGCTTGTTTTCTCGCCCTCGAGGTTTGTGATCACGCCGCGGGTCGTGCCGAGACGTTCGGCAAAGTCGGTCTGAGAGAGTCCGGAAGATCTGCGGATCTCTTTGATTCGCTCGTTGATGGTCATTGAAATCACCTCATGACTATATTATACACGCGATGGATGTATTGTCAATACAAAAATATGCAAAATATTTCGTAAACATGTATTGACAAAACATCAGAATGGTGGTACAGTGTAGTCACAATACAAAACACGGAAATAAAGTGTTGCGACAACGCGAGGTGAGAACAATGTCCGAGAAGGAAAAGCAGGCAATCGAGAACCTGAACAAGAGCACCGAGAAGCTGACGCCGGCACAGATGCAGCGTCTGAGCGATATTGCCTATGGTATGGCGCTGGCAAAGGAAGCCAAGCAGGAGCCCGAGCAGGACAAGCAAACTGCGTAAAGCTGAAAAATCTGGAAAAACTAGAGCCGGAAGGAGGCTGACCCATGAGAAAGCCGTATGACCCGATCGCGGACGAAGAGCCGCACATCGTGGCCGAGTATCATTTTCCAAACTGCACGGCGTATATCGCCGACAACTACCTGCGCCGGCTGACGCCGGAGCAGAAGGAGGCCAACCGGCAGGCTGCCCGCCGCGTGGCGTGGCAGATCCTCGAGCGGGCCGCAGCCGAAGGGCGCCTGCCCGCGGCCAGCAATTAAACGCGCCGCAAGGCGCGTACATAGGAGTCGATATTATGGCGAACGTCAAAACCTACACCCTGACGCTGGATGCGCAGGAGCTGCATGATCTGATCGAGGCGGCGCTGGTGTGTGAGTGCCAGGCTGCGCAGATCATAAACGGGCTGAAGCGCAAGGGGCTTGACCTGGACGCGCAGAAGCTCGTTACACAAAACGCCCGTCTGTCGCGGCTCGTCAGGCGGATGCAGGAGACGGAGGCGAAGGCATGAAAAAGCTGCTTCTGACAACGGAAGAATGGCTGCATCTCAAGTGGATGCTCGAAAGGAACATGATCCGGATGGATGCGGATGCGTTCCGTCTCAAAGAGGGAGAGCCGGGCAGCGAAGCATGGCGGGAAGCCATCGGGAAAGAGCTCGAGAGAATTGAGAAGGAACACAGGAATATCGAGCGGATGCTGGAAAAGATCGAAGCGGCAGAGACCGTACAGACCGCAACGGATGAAACGGAGGAGAAGAAATGAGAACCAATCTTGCGGAACGGCTCGGGTATGAGCCGGAGGAAGAGACCAGGGAGCGGCAGGAGCGACTGCTGGAGGAGCTGCGGTACCGGGAGGCCATGCGGCGGGTGGCAAAAACCTGCTGCGTGTGGCTGGGCGGCGCGGCCTTTGTGCTGGCGGTGATCGCCGGGTACGCAGAGATGGCCGACGCCTGCGTCGCAACCGGCGCGATCGCGCTGGGCCTGACGACCTACGGGATCCTGTGAAGCCGGTGAAGGACGAGCCAAAGATCCCGGTCGAGCTCCGGCCGGATCAGCTGGCCGACATCATCGACGCCGTCCTGGCCTTTGCCGATGACTGCGCCAATGACCGGGAGATCCTGCAGAGCATGCCGCGCGTCGACCGGGACACGGTCGAAGACCTGCTGCAGCGCGAGACGGCGCTGCAAACGCTCGCGGCATGGCTGCAGCACGTACAGGAGGAAGCGGAGTGAATTATTTTGCGCCGCGCATGCGGCCCATCCCGCCGCCCTGCGGCCGGAACTGCCCGGACCGAAGCGGCACATGCCGCGCCGTGTGCTGCAGCTGGACACTCTATGAGAGCATCCGGAACCACATCTATGACGTCAACCACCGAGACAGGGACAGCCTGCAGCCCGATCTTGCAGCGGGAAAGCAGATGGTCCATGCCGACAACCAGATAAGGAGGCGCAAACACATTGCGAAATAGCATCGATTACCCCGGCGAGCGGGCAGCCAGACGGCAGCCGATCATCGCGCAGGCCGGATACACCGGCAAGAACCACTACGTAGTGGAGTACCACGGCAGGAGGCTCACGGTCCGCGCCTCGGACGAGCTGGCAGCCCTCTTTACCGCGGCCAAACACTGGGGGTACAACTGGCGGAGACCGGAGTATCATCAGAATGCCACGGCGAAAAAGCTCCACTACACGCCGGATCCGCTGCTGGGGTAAAAAAAGCCCTCGCCCGGTTCCAGCCAGGCGAGGGACGGGAAGCCTACACTTCCCCATAACAAGTTAAGTACAAGGAGAGTATAACATGCAGAATCAATATTTGCAAGAGGCAACAGAGATCATTCGCAAGCAGCAGGGGCCGCGCGGCCCGGTGTGGATGTGCGGCGAGCAGCTGCTGGAGATGATCGCGCCGGATGAGGAAGCGGCAAAGCTGGTGCTGGATGATCTGAAGCATGGCGGCATGAGTCTCAAGGGCTGCGAGGCCAACATCCGGGCATTTGCGAGCAAAAACGGGAGCTGCTGCACCGGCCCGGAGGCAGAGAAGATCATCCGCACATACTTCGGCCTGCCGGAGCAGACGGCCGCGCCGAAGCCGGAGCCCGCCGCGTCGCCTGCGCCGGCCGGAAACATCGTGAATCTGGAGGATTTCTTCGGATGAGCGAACAGATCGATTATGAGGAGCTGCTGCCGAGGCAGCCGTCCGAGGGTGCGCTGGACTGGTGCATCAAGACAAAATTCAAAACAGAGTACGCAATCTACCGGGATACATATTACCGCGATCCGCTGACCGGCATGCGTGAAAACGCTGTATCCGTGACCTGCACGGCCTGCTGCAACAGCTGGATCGCTGAGAAGGTCAGAGGCGCAGACTGCGGCAAAGGCTGGGCGCCGTTCGGATTTATAAACGGTGTCATGCAGATCGGCCCGGAATACAAGCTCCAGTGTCCGCAGTGCGGAGCGGAGCTCCGGGCAAAGCACATCGGGCAGCTGTCAAGGGCCGGGATCGACGATAACGTCTATTTCTGCGAGCCATGGCAGCTGGGGAGCAAATTCGTCCTGCTGTCGTGGCGGGCGGAGCGGAACATCGGAAAGGATGCGCAGAAGGAATACCGGATGTGGCCGTATGAGGCGTATGTATTTGAGCAGAAAAAGACCGTCCGACTGACAGGCTATCAGAAATTCATGAACACGATCCGTTATTTTGACAGCTGGCGGCAGGTGAAGCGCTGCGACGACAGATGGGGCAAGACGCTGGAGGAAAACTGGTTCCGCAAGCCAGAAAATCTCTCCGGCACGACCATTGAGAACGCAGCCCTGCCGCAGTACCTGAAAGCGGCCGGGAACGAGGCGCGGCCCGTCGCGTATCTGCGCCTCTGGCAGAAGCACCGGAACGTCGAGAACCTGATCGTGCAGGGCTGCGGGGAAATGATTGCGAAAGCGATCAAGTGGGATACGCAGAGCTGGGACTACTGCGGCGGGCACAGCGCGAAGCTGGAATGGATCGACTGGAAGCAGAAGCGCCCGGCCCGGATGCTGGGGCTGGACAGGCGGGAATTCGCGTTCTGCATCCGGGAGAAATGGATGCAGGATGACCTCGCAAAGTACAAGATGGTGCGGGCATTTGAGCCGGTACGGCTGCCGGAGGACTGGAAGCTGCTGAAAAAGCTGCAGATCTACGATCTGAACAAGCTGTGCAGCGAAAAAGCATTGCTGCCGTCCGCGGTAGGCGGGTATGTCATGGAGCTGTGGCGCGGGAAACTGACCGTCATGCGCTGCCTGCGGTATCTGGAACGGCAAAAGTCCGACATCACAACGCTGCTGGACTACTGGAACATGGCCCGGCGCGCAGGGCTCGACCTGCGGGACGAGCACGTCCAGCTCCCGAAAAGCCTCAAGCGCGAGCACGACCGGCTCGTGGAAGCGGAGCGAATCGCGAAGAACGAAGAGGAAAAGCGCAGGAAACAGGCGGAGATCGAGAAGCGACGTCCGGCGTTCGAGAAGGTCGTCGCGCCTCTGGAGGCGTGGGCCTGGGCTGACGGCGAGATCTGCATCCGGCCCGTGCGCACGGAGGAAGAATTGATCGACGAGGGTAGCGCTCTGCACCACTGCGTCGGAACCTACGGCGCGACCGTGGCGCGCGGAGACAGCTGCATTTTCTTCATCCGCCGCGCGGACGCGCCGGATAAGCCGTGGTACACGCTGCAGGTCGAGCTGAAGACGCTGAAGGAGATCCAGAACCACGGCATACGCAACTGCCCGCCGACAAAGGAAGTGCAGGAATTCGTAGGCCGATGGCTCGAACACGTCCGGCAGCTGAAGATCGCCGGAAAGAAACAGAAAAAGGAGGCTGCGGCATGAGTGAGAAGAATCTGACAGTATCCCCCGAACGGCTCGGGGCGGAGATCCGGGAGCTGACCCGGCAGGCAAAGGCCATGACGCTTTACTACGGAGTAGAGATCGGCCGGCGGCTGGAGGCCGCGAAGAGCATGGTTCCGTATGGCGGCTGGGGCGCGTGGCTGAAAGAAAACACGGAGTTTTCCCAGGCGACCGCGACCAGATTTATGCGGGTATTCAATGAATACGGTGCGGCACAGATCGGCATTTTCGGGGCTGTGCCAGAATCGTCAACGTTGCAAAATCTCAGTATTTCCAATGCTTTGCGGCTTCTGGCCGTGCCGGAAGACGAGCGCGAGGAATTCGCCGAAGCGGTCGATGCGGAGAATCTTTCCGCCCGGGAACTGGAAAAAGCGATCAAGGAGCGGGACGCAGCCCGGCAGGAGCGTGAAAGCGCCATGCGGCAGGCAAACAGCGATTCCCTCCGCGCCGAGAACGCAAAGAAAGAGGCACAGGAAGCCTATGAGAAGCTGCGCGGCATGGAAGATGAGCTGACGGCGGCGAAGCAGGACGCCTGCCAGCTGGCCGAGCAGGTGCAGGCGCTGCAGAACCGCCCAGTAGAGGTGGCCGTCCAGCGCGACGAGGCCGCCATCCGGGAGGCTGAGAACCGCGCCAGGGCCGAGGGCGCACGGGAGCTCAAGAAAAAAGCCAAAGAGTGGGACGAACTGGCCGAAAAAGCCAGAAAGGAAAAGGAGACGCTGGAGCAGCAGCTCGAAAAGGCGCTTGCGGAGGCTGAAAAAGCCAAACAGCAGGGCAACGGGCTGGACAGCCTGCAGGCCGAGATCGATGCGCTGCGCAAAAAGCTTGCCATGTCCGACAAGGATATGACGACCGCACAGCTGTATTTCTACCAGTGGCAGGCAGCCTTCAACCAGCTGACACAGGCCATTTCCCACATCAAGGACGAGGATAAGGCCGGAAAGCTCTGCGCAGCCATCCGCGCCCAACTGGCCGCGTGGGGGGAGGCGATGGAGGAAGGAGACAAGACATGAG